ACTTTCGCATAATCACTCTCTATACCACTAATTTCAGCTTGTTGTTCTCCTCCCTGAGCACTTTGACCTCGCTTATGATCTCTTACCATAGTTCCAGCATCAAGAGCAAGTGAAACAGCAGTTCCGACACCAGGAATCATGGATGCTGCTCCAGAACCTAATTCTAATGCTGCACCCATCCAATCAGGAGGATTTGATAAAAGTCTTCCTGCTGCAAATGCGGCACCCATACCCAATCCAACAATTGGAATTTTCTTGAGGAAACCCTTTCCACCAAATTTACCCAATCCTTTCATCAATCCCTTTCCACCAGTATTTGCTATTGCCTTCGTTGCCTTAACAGCATTTTTTGCTCCTGTTACAGCAGTTTTACCAGCACTCATTACACCCTTTCCAATATTCTTCACACCACCTGTTACAACTTTACCTATATTATTTGCATTCTTACCCAAATTTCCAAAAAACTTTCCTACATTTTTCGCCACATTAGGAATTTTAGGAAGTTTCTTAATAATTGATGTTACAAATTTAGCAGCTCCCTTAATACGTTTAATAACTCCTCCAATAAATCTAATAACTCCTATAACTTTTTTAACAAGTTTAACAGCAATAGTTCCACCTATAAGAACTCCAAGACCAATTAAAATTTTCTTTCCATGATCTTGTAAAAACTTAAAGAATCCTGTAACTGCTTCTTGATTATTAGATAACCATGTTAGTGCTTTATCTGCTAAAAATCCTGCTGCCAAATTACCAAAGAATCCCATAATTTTATCAAGAATTCCCTTTGCAGGTGATAAAACTGCACCAAATGCATTATTTACTTTTGTGCTTATTTTATTAACTGCTTCTAATCCTGATTCAATTCCACCTCTTTTTTTGGATTCTGCAGAGGCCTTCAAATCTGCTATTTCATTTTCTTTTTGAGTAATTCTATTTCCAAAATCTAATGCTAATGCATTACCAATATCTTCAAGTATTCTATTAACTTCTTCTAATGGACCACCACCAAATGGATTCTGATGAGTTTTAAGAATCCTCTTAAGCATCGTAATCTTTTTCTCATTATTAATAATATTTTTCTCATTCGCAGCAACCCTTGATTCTAAAGTTTTAAAATCCATTACTTCAGTAGATATCTTACCTCCAGCACTAGGAACAATAGCACTTGATGTAGGAGATATCTTATCTCCAGCACTAGGAACAATAGCACTTGATGTAGGAATAAGAGAACTACTAGAACCTATTTTTGCTCTTGATTGTCTAAATATTGCCTTCCTATCACCACTTGATAAATATTCTCCTCCTTTAGTGGTTCCAGAACTCCATATCGGCTCTTTACCTATCTTTGCGTCACCACTAGTACCGCCACCAATCATAGACTTTTTAATAGAACCTTTTTCACCACCTTTTGCAAGTACTTTAGCTCCACCTGACACCATTGCTCCACCTTTTTTGCCAGCAGACAATGATCCAGATATGTTTGATCCTCCTAATAGTCCTGCTACTGCTGCCATTTTATTTTACATTCCTCCTTTTTGCTGATGCTTTAAGTTTTCTTCTTCAATATATTGTTGGAGAAGTGAAACATATATTTCTCTTTCCCAAGGTATCATGTTTTCAAGCTCTGTTAAGCTATATTTATGGTGCTGTATGAGAGCAAAATTAGTTCGATAATAGTTCTCTAGACTCTCGTGTGCCAGAGCTAACTGAAAAAAGATGCTAATCCCTCAATTACAACTTCACTCTGAACCTTTGTATTAGGATTTGTAATTTTAATCTTATGAGATAATTTAGGCATCGTCTCAAAAAATGCCTCAATATCTTTGAATTGCTTGGAATTCATAGATTCTACAAACTCTTTCAATTCTTTTTTAGTACAATCAGAAGCACTCCAAGATTCTTCTTCATTATATACCTGATTAATACAGGACATAATCACATTTAAAGATTGATCTACTTGAGTATTTTGACTATCCGTTTCAAAGTTAGTTTCAATAAATTGATCTAAAGATGGGTAATTCATCTGAACCGATAAATTATCATCTAATTTAATAATATTGGTGTGTTTAGGATTTTTTTGAATCTTAATAGCATCAATATCAATCTCAACGGGAACTTTAGTTTGACCATCATCAGGACAAGTCACATTAACTTCAACACTTTCCCCCACAGATTTTCCACGAACATTTAAAAACAAATATTCAATATCAAATGTTGACATTTTATCAACCTTAACACCTCTTGTTATAACACAATTATGAATAACGGTTTTAATTGCCTCAGTAATTTGTTTTGTATCTTCAGACTCTAATGCCATAATTAGAATCTTTTCTTCTCTAACTAAAAAAGGTCTATATCTAATTTTTTTATTACTAGATGGCAGCACCAACTCATAAGTCGGTGCAGAGATTTTTGGTAAAGGCATAATACTTAATACACTTCAGTAACGTTATTTATCAACCTAAAAGATAACGATCATAGGCAAACTGAACACTCACTTTTAAAATATCAGCACCACCATAAGATACAGGAATTGATGTCATTCCTTTAGGAAAAGCATTGATAAATTCATAAACAATATTATTGTCATAATTTCTATCAAATTTTGCAATTGATAAAACACCAGCCTTATATCCAACATTATTTAAATCATTTTCCGAATTACTCATTGGATAATTAAATCTCCGATAATACCTTCTTTCATCCGTTCTAGTTATCTTTGCTACATTATTATCCCCAGAAATATAATCCATCCAACCTTCAAAAAATTTAAGAACATTATAATCCCTATCAATATAAAAAGTAAAATCACTCTCAACATAAATTCTAGTATGAGCAAACTGTTGATTAACTCCCTGAAAATTATCCTTAACTTCAGATGTGGCAAATGAACTGGTAGGTAATGATGCCTCCGAACACATTATACCAATACCACCATTAAGATATTCTCTGGTTACTCCATATTGACCTGCAATATAATCCTTCAAATCACCAGTAATACCAGAAATACTTACCTGATATTGGTTTGTTAATGACAAATTTGCAATATTAGTCTTATTTAAAAGACCCATTTTCATATTTTGTATTACTGCTGCCATAAATACCTTATATTATTTTTATATTATAAACTATTTAGATGTCTTATAAGGGAAAATACAGACCCAATAATCCATTAAAGTATAAGGGTGATTATAGAAACATTATTTACCGTTCCTTATGGGAACTTAAGTTTATGAAATATTGTGATAGTAATCAAAATATATTGGAATGGGGAAGTGAAGAATTTTGGTTACCATATAGATCACCCTTAGATAATAAGGTTCATAGATACTTTCCAGATTTTTATATTAAAGTGAGAGAAACGACTGGAAAAATTAATAAAATGGTTATTGAGGTGAAACCCAAAAGACAATGTATGGAACCTAAACGTCCCAAAAAGAAAACCAGAGGTTATATTTACGAAGTTCGTGAATATGCCAGAAATCAGGCAAAGTGGAAGGCAGCAAAATCTTATTGCCTTGATAGAGGATATGAATTTAAGATATTAACAGAAAACGAACTAGGTATAACTAAATGACATCCAGTTACCCCACAGACGATAAACATAATCGAATTCGTGGTGTTGTAGATAATTTAATAGGAACAGAAGATGCTGATGATTTGATGATGGAATTGATGGAAGCTCTTAATAATACTGTTACTCCTGTGCCAGATGTGGGTAAGTATTATGCCTTTGTTTATAATCCCAAAACACCAAACATAGAATATGATGCTCACCCATTAGTGGCAGTCACGGATTTGTTCCGTTGGGGGTTTCGTGGTATTAACTTTCATTGGGGTGGGTATAGACAATATACATGGAATGAAGTGGTCGGACAGTTGTATGAGATATACCCAGAGGAACTTGCGGATGCCAGAGAAATACCTTTTGGTAAAACGGGTCTAAATAGTTAAAAATATAGGTCGATAATGGCAATATCAGAAGCAATAAAACCACCATTTAAAGCAAAAGCAGGAAAAAGTGGAAAAGATGAACATTTACCTGATAATTTAAGGTACCCATATGACACAATAAATGATACTCAAGATTTTATACAATTTTCCATTTTTACATATAAAAGAAATAAAAATACAAAAGATGGAACTGGTAATGCTACTCTAGTTACAAGAGATGAAAGTAATTTAAAAGCAGACCCTTTAGGTAGTATTATTTTACCAATTCCAGCACAACTTACCGATTCTAATTCGGCAACTTGGAAAAGTGGTAATATGAATTTTGCACAAGAAGCAGGATTACAAGCTGCACAACAAGGAATGAGTGGGAATATGAAAGGAGTTGGTGAAACTGTTAATCAAATAGTATCTGATTTTAAAGCAACTCCTATACTAAAACAATATTTTGCTACACAGGCACTTAATAGTCTTGGTGGAAATATGAGTATGGAATCAGTAATGGCAAGAAGTACTGGGCAAGTAATAAACCCTAATATGGAATTATTATTCTCTGGGCCCAATCTAAGACAATTTAGTTTTCAATTTAAATTTACACCAAGATTTGAAAAGGAAGCACATACAGTTAGAACTATAATGAAGGCATTTAAGAGAAATATGGCTCCTAAAGGTGCAGGTGGAAATATGCTAAAAACACCAAATATATTTGAAATTCGATATATAGGAGAAGCAAAGCATTACTTAAACAGAATCAAAATGTGTGCTCTCCAAAATGTAGGTATCAATTTTACTGGAGATGGAACATTTGCCACTTATAAAGATGGTTCTCCAATTTCATCTACAATGACACTTCAGTTCCAAGAACTCACACCAATTTATAACGAAGATTATGAAGATTATATAACAGGAACAGATGGAGTAGGTTACTAAAATGGGATATTTCAGAGAACTGCCAAATTTAGAATATCAATCATTTTTAAGTGATAGTATTTCTTCTAAAAGTTACGTAACTGTTAAAAATTTATTCAGAAGAAATAAATTACGGGATGATTTACAAAATAATTTTACCATCTTTGATAAGTATGAAATAATGGAAGGTGCAAGACCTGATACTGTTGCGGAAGAATTATTTGGTGATTCTGAATTAGATTGGGTTATTCTTATAACTGCTGGTATTATTAATGTAAGAGATGAATGGCCATTATCCAATCAAGAATTATATGACTTTACTGAAAATAAATATGGTTTTAAAAATATTAATGAAGTTCATCATTATGAAACTACAGAAGTTAAAGATGATCAAAATAGATTAATTTTACCTAAAGGTAAAGTAGTTGATAAAAATTTTACGATACCAAAACCAGATACTTCTAATGAAGAAACAGCAACTTTAAGTCCTGTTATCGGTATTAGTAATTGGGAATATGAAACGATTAAAAACGAAAAGAAAAGATCAATATATGTCTTAAGAAGAATGTATTTACAACAATTTTTAAATGATATGAGAAATATTATGGTATATCAACAATCTTCTCAACGTATTAATGATAAATTAGCAAAGACAGAAAATACTAAAGTTACAATACCATAAAAAAAGACCCCCGAAGGGGTCTTTTAATTTTACTCTGCTAATTTAGCAAAGTAGGATAATGCATCATCTTCATCATCTTCTACAGGAGAAGGTTTTGAAGCTACAGCAGCAGTAACTAATTGCTCTGCAGAACCACGATCATTATCTTCATCAACGGTTTCTGCATCTTGAGTAACTGTGGCAGTATTACCAAGAACATAACCAAGACGCTTCTTCAGTTCATCATAAGATTTAAACTGATCTGGAGCAACAAAGTCCTGAAGTGAATTCTCTTGCTTCCAAAGTGCTTCGAGTGCATCGTCATCATCCAGTATTGGAGATTGAGCAGTAAATTCAGAAGAATCATAATTTCTATATCCAGCAACATTCTTTGCCTTCAATTTGAAATTAGCACCTTGCCAGAAATCAAATGGATCAATTGCAGTTTCATCCTCAAACTCAGGTTGCATTGCTGCAGTTAATTTATCAAAGATTTTCTTACCATATTTGTATAAGAATACCTTACCTTCGTTCTCAGGATTTGCAGGATCCTTTACAACATAGATGTTAGAAACATAAGTTAGTTTACGCTTCTGTCTTCTTGCGGCATCCTTACCCGCATCTGTTCCATTATTCCAAAGTTGAGTATTAAACTCAGAAACAGGATCCTTCTGACCAAGAGTAGTCAAAGAATTTTCTATGTACCAACCACCAGAACCTTTAAAGGCATGGGAGTATAGTTTTACGAATGGTAGATCTTCACCATCGGGAGCAGGTAGAAAACGAATAACGGCATAACCATTACCTGATTTATCAACCTCTAATTTCCAAAGACGATCATCTGTACCGCCATTGGTATTCATTTTTTCGACTTCTTTCACAAGTTTTTGTGTAAGAGAGCCTAGTTTTGATTGCTTTTTAAGATTAGCAAACGACATTTAAGTTACCTCGGATTTAATTGGATTAAATTGGATTTGATTAGATTATAGCAAAAATAGAATTAAGAGTCAACCCTATCTCTAAGAGAATTAATTGTATCTTTCATACTATCAAATAATATAGAAACATCAGTTCCTGCTGGAAAACCCATCAGAGTAACTGATTCTTTTACTTGTTCTTTTAGTTTCAATGCCGTGGGATCATCCGAAAGAGATAATCTGGCATACATAATCTTTTGTTTCTCTAATAATTCTGATAATTTATCAATGTGTTCTAATTTCTCTTCATGAGCTAATTGAGTTATATCCAAAAATTGGCTATAAATCTCCTGTTGTAAATCATTAATTTCACTTAGTTCTTCCTGAACTATTTCAGAATCAAAAAAATCACTCATTGATTAACTCCCTCAGAATTTTTTTATATTGGAACACATTAATATTTATGAAGGGTATATACTTCTTTATTT